GGCAGCACAGATCAACTACAGATCAGAGGCCACTTCAACCTTTCCTTGTCGGGTACATGGGCTGCTACAGTCACTGTAGAACGTAGCTGGAACCAGACTGATTGGTTTGCTGTAGACACCTTCACAGGTAACTACGAAGGCGTAGGCTTTGATGCTGAGGAAGTCTTCTATCGTGCTACTGTATCTGGCTATGCTTCAGGTACTGTTGTAGTCCGTATCTCAGACAACCGTGACTTCGGTGCTAAAGACGTCTTCGTACAATAAAAATACTACTCTTGACTAACAGGATAACACAATGTCTGATGAACAACGTTTAGAAAGAATTGAATCTAAACTAGACCAAATGTCAGAGGCCATTGTGTCTCTTGCTCGTATGGAAGAAAGGATGATTACTTTGTTTAATCGAATGGATGCCTACGATAAAAGACAGAATAATATGGAAGAACGAGTAAGTATTGTTGAGAGTAATTCAGGAACTAACGGCCAGATGCTCAGGTTTGCTGAGAGGCTCTTCTGGATTGTAGCAGCTGGTATTGCAGCTATGTACTTTAAAGGATAACTTATAACAATGCGTACAATCACAGAGATCTTCGTTCACTGCTCAGCTACAAAACCTAACTGGATGGCAGCTAATAGTTGCAAGCAGAAGGTGGAGGAGATCGACAGGTGGCACAAAGGTAATGGCTGGTCAGGTATTGGCTATCACTTTGTAGTTGACCGCCAGGGTGACGTATGTGTAGGCAGACCAGTTGAGAAGGTTGGTGCTCACGTCAAGGGACACAACTCTAACAGCATTGGTATCTGTCTTGTAGGTGGCCACGGTGGTGCAGCTACAGATAAGTTCGAAGATCATTTTACTGATATGCAAAGAAAAGCATTAGATAAACTTCTAAGTGACTTGACCAAAGAACACAAAGATGCTAAAATACGTGGACACAATGAAGTAGCAGCTAAGGCTTGTCCATCGTTTACCGTAAAGGAATACTTAGATGGACGTGAAACCAAAGACGTACAAGAGGGAAGTAGCCTCTCTACTCCTAGTAGTTCTACTATCGTTGATCTGCTTGTGGGTGTTCTTCGGAAACTCCTTAGCAGGTGAAGCTGTAAAGGTTCTTAACCTGCCTATCTTTACATTTGCTGGTGCTGCCTTTGGCATGGACTCAGTAGTTAAACAATGGAATATCAGTAATAAATGAATGTTACCTTAGATCAGATTAGGCTTGCAGCTGAGAGTGATCTAGCCACATTCATTAAGCTGATAGCACCTGAGCAGATACTAGGTCAAGCTCATGAGGACGTATGCTCTTGGTGGACTAGACCTAACTCTAAGACACACCAGCTTCTGTTGTTCCCTCGTGACCACGGTAAGTCTAGACTTGTAGCCTATCGTGCAGCATGGGAGCTAACTAAAGATCCTACACTGCGTATCCTCTACATCTCAGCTACAGCTAACCTTGCTGAGAAACAACTAGGTTTCATTAAGTCTATCCTTACCTCTGAGACATACCGCCGTTACTGGCCTGAGCATGTCAACAAAGAAGAAGGAAAGAGAACTAAGTGGACTAACTCAGAGATTATGTTAGACCACCCAGCCCGTAAGAAGGAGAACGTCCGTGACCCATCCGTCTTTACTGGTGGCCTTACTACCTCCCTTACTGGTATGCACTGCGACATTGCTGTGCTTGATGACGTTGTTGTTTATGAAAATGCTTACACAAATGAGGGACGTGAGAAGGTTAAGAGCCAGTACTCACTCCTCTCCTCCATCGAAGGTGCCAACGCCAAGGAATGGATTGTAGGCACTCGTTACCATCCCTCTGACCTGTACAACGATCTGATGCAGATGACAGAGGATCAGTACGACAACGAAGGTAACAAGGTCTCAGAAGAACAGATCTACGAAGTCTTCGAGAGAGCTGTAGAAGATCGGGGTGATGGGACTGGTGAGTTCCTGTGGCCTCAGCAGCAACGTAAGGACGGTAAGTTCTTCGGCTTTACAATGCAGATCCTAGCTAAGAAACGTGGGCAGTACTTAGACAAGTCTCAGTTTAGAGCACAGTACTACAACGACCCTAGTGACCCTGACAACGTACCAGTTGATCGTACTAAGTTCCAGTACTACGAACGTAAGCATCTCACACAAGAGAATGGCTTCTGGTTCTACAAAGATCGTAAGCTTAATGTTGTAGCATCTATTGACTTCGCATTTAGTTTATCTAAGAAGGCCGACTACACAGCTATTGTTGTAGTAGGTGTAGACCACATGAATAACATCTACGTACTCGACATTGATCGTTTCCGTACTGACCGTATCTCAGAATACTTCGACCACATCTTTCAGCTGTCAGCTAAGTGGTCCTTCCGTAAGATGAGAGCAGAAGTTACAGTAGCTCAACAGGCTATCGTTAAGCAACTCAAAGAACTAATCAAGCAGCATGGCCTAGCTATCAGCATTGATGAGTACAGACCTAACAAACACCAAGGTAACAAAGAGGAACGAATTGCCTCTACCCTTGAGCCACGTTATGATAACCTTCAGATCTGGCACTATAGAGGTGGTAACATTCAGACTCTTGAAGAAGAGTTGTCAATGAGACACCCACCCCATGACGATATTAAAGATGCTCTTGCTTCAGCTATCGACATTGCAGTCAAACCTTCACAGCATGTCAGACGAACCAACAACACTAATATCGTATGGGCTAACAGTAGATTCCGAGGAGCAAGCTAAATGGCTGGCACAACTATCGAACTAAAATCTTTGCTTGGTCCTGACCAGATGGCTGTGGAGATTGCTACTCGTTGGCAGGATTGGTCTAACCTTCGCCAGAAGAAGGTAGACGAGTGGAAAGAACTCCGTAACTATCTGTACGCCACTGACACACGGACAACAAAGAATGCTATGTTGCCTTGGTCTAACAGCACTACTACACCTAAGCTGACACAGATCATGGACAACCTTCATGCTAACTACTTTGCTACGTTGTTCCCACAACAGAAGTGGATGCGGTTTGAGGCTGACACAAAAGATAGTAACGTCAAAGCTAAACGTGATGTGATCCAAGCCTACATGAACAACAAGGTTCGTCAGTCTGACTTCACTAACATTGCTTCTGATCTGTTGTATGATTACATCCAGTACGGTAACTGCTTTGCTACTGTGACTTGGGAAGACTCCTATCAGGTTAAAGAAGCTGGTGATCTAGTTGTAAACTACGTTGGACCTAAGGTTGTACGTATCTCTCCATTCGATCTAGCCTTCAATCCTACAGCATCTAGCTTTGCTAAGTCTCCTAAGATCATCAAGTCTATCAAGACACTTGGTGAGATTCGTCGTATGATTGATGAAGATCCATCTAACTCCCACTTGGAAGCTATCTTCAACAAGATGGTTGGTGCTCGTGCATCCATCCGTGGCTCTGATGATAACTACAAGGCTGATGGTTTTATTGCTGATGGCTTCTCGTCCATTCAACAGTACTACGAGTCTGACTATGTAGAGATCCTCACCTTCTACGGTGACTTCTATGATGCGTCTACAGGTAAGCTACACAGTGATCGTGTCATTACAGTTGTTGACCGTGCCTACGTACTAGCTAACGAAGAGAACCCTAGCTGGTTGGGTAGTGCTCCTATCTTCCATGCTGGCTGGCGTCCACGTCCTGACAACCTCTATGCGATGGGTCCACTGGATAACCTCGTAGGTATGCAGTACCGTATCGACCACCTTGAGAACCTTAAGGCTGATGTGTTCGACCAGATCGCATACCCTATGCTCAAGATCCGTGGTGATGTAGAAGACTTTGACTTCCAACCTGGTGGCCGTATCTACATTGGTGAAGAGGGTGACGTAGGCTACATGGCACCTGATGCCACAGCCTTGCAAGCAGACCTGCAAATTAGGCTGCTGGAAGACAAGATGGAAGAGATGGCTGGTGCACCTAAGCAAGCTATGGGTATCCGCACTGCTGGCGAGAAGACAGCCTTTGAGGTACAGTCCCTACAGAATGCTGCCTCACGTATCTTCGAACACAAGACTGCCCACTTCGAGAGAGTATTCCTTGAGCCTATCTTGAATGCAATGCTTGAAGTTAGCCGTCGTAACATGAACATGTCTGACACCATCCGAGTTATGGATGATGCTACAGGTGCTGTGTTGTTCCGTACAATCACCAAGGATGACATCACAGCCAAAGGTAAGATCGTCCCTGTAGGTGCTCGTCACTTTGCTGAACGTGCTCGTCGTGTACAGAACCTTACACAGTTGTATCAGATCAAACTTGCTGATCCTTCTGTAGCAGCTCACATGTCAGGTAAAGAGTTTGCTCGTATCCTAGCTGATGAGCTTGGTGAGCCAACATTGTTCAGTGAGAACATCGCCGTTAGTGAACAACTAGAAACACAACAGCAGATGCAAGAAGCAGAAGCAGTTAACCAAGAACAGCTGATGGCTGCTCAACAGATGGGAATTTAATCATGAAGAAACCTATGCGTCCTAAGGCTCGTCCTACAGCCCCTAAGACCTCACCTCGTCCTCAGGCCCGTCCGTACACAGATGTGAGTCCTCGTGCTGAGATGCGTACCGCAGGGCCTCTGCCACTGGGTAGAAACCGTATCGTAGATATTAGCCCAAGTGCTGAGATGAGAACACCAGAACCCCGTCCACTCCCTAAGAAGAAACGGTAGTAATGCAGACAGCATGGCTTAAGGGTCTCAAGGGACAAGACAAAGAGAAACGTAAGGCTGAGGTACTTGGTTATCGGAATGCCTTCGACTCTCTCAAAGAAATTCTCGAACGTGATTTCAAGAAGAAACAATCCGTTCGTGATTATGAAGCCCCAAACTGGGAGCTTCGCCAGATCGCAGTCAATGAGTATAACCAGTCTCTAGACGATCTGATTAAATTAATCACACTGGAACACAAGGAATAAATATGAGTGTATTTACTGAGGGTAATGTAACCACACAAGCTACTCAGACAGAGCCACAAACTACAGAGACAACCCCACCACAGGATTCTTTTGTAGCTAAGCTCGTAGAGGCAAAGGGAGAGAACTGGGGCAACCCTGAAGTTTTAGCTAAAGGGAAACTCGAAGCTGATAACTACATCCAACAACTAGAAACTCAACTCACTCAGTTGAGAGAAGATCTAGGGAAACAGGATTATGCCGCAAAGCTTCTCGACCAATTACAGAATAAGGCCGCAGATCCCACCACTGCGAATGCTGTAATGCCCAATAACAACAACAATATTGGTGGCACGTCAGAAGGGAACACCAACCCTAACCTGAGTGAGGAAGACCTGAAGAGCCTTGTCGAACAGACACTAACTGCACGAGAGAAGGATGGACTGGTAAAGCAGAATCTAGCTATCGTGGATCAGGAGTTGGAAAAGAGCTACGGCACAGAAGCCAAAGCTAAAGTCCAATCTAAAGCACAAGAACTTGGAATTAGTCTTGAACGTATGCAAGAGATTGCAGCTGAGAGTCCCAATGCTTTCTTTAGCCTGATCGGAGAACCGAAGAAATCCTTTAACCCTATGGTACAAGGCTCGGTCAGAACAGAAGGTGTCAACATGCAAACTTCGGCTGAACGGAACTGGTCCTATTACCAGAACCTCCGTAAGTCGGATCGTCACACATACTATTCACCCAAGATCCAACAACAGCTTATGGAAGATAAGATGCGGATGGGTGATAAGTTTGGCAATTAACTCAACGAAGGTACAACCTTCACTTTATAAAGGACTAGCACAATGGCTGGTATGATCTCCTCTAACGCTGACATGCAGCGTCTCATTCGTTCCGAGGTTTACTCCTCTGAGCTTAAAGACATCCTCCGTGATGAAATGCAAGCACAGAAGTACGTCCGTATGCTGGACGGCTTCCCTGATGGTGACACATTCACTATCCCAACAATCGGTGAAACTGTTGTTGCTGACTACACAGAAGATTCTGCTGTAGCCTACACACCAATGGACACAGCCGAGTTCCAGTTCACTGTTGACCAGTACCTCCAGTCGGGTACTTACATCACCAAGAAGGCAGCACAGGACTCGTTCTACTCTGCACAACTGGAAGCCCGTTTTGTTCCTGAGCAAGAACGTGCAATCATGGAGCACTTCGAAGCTACGACTTTTGCTTCCCCTGAAGTTGGTGTTACAGCTAACTCCGCAGAAGCTATCAACAGCATTGCACACCGTATCTCTGGTGGCAACGCAGGTCGTCTTGAGCTTGAAGACTTCGCATTTGCTCGTTTTGCTTTGAAGAAAGCTAACGTTCCAGACCGTGGCTTGGTTGCTGTAGTCGACCCATCTGTTGAGTACCAGCTGAACACACTGACCAACTTGGTTAACGTGTCCAACAACCCAATGTGGGAAGGTATCGTTCGTGATGGTATCGCAACTGGTATGCGTTTCGTAGCTAACGTTTACGGCTTCGACGTATACACATCCAACTACCTCAAGGGTACAGTAGCTGATGCTGCTCTGCTTGAGAAGGATGGCACAACAGGTAACGACTTCTCCACCAACAACGGTGTTGCTAACTTGTTCTTCTCTGCTGACCAGACTGCTAACCCATTCGTGGGTGCATGGCGTCAGATGCCTGAGGTTGACTACGAGTACAACAAAGACATGCAACGTCACGAGTATGTAACTACTGCTCGTTACGGTGTTAAGAAGTACCGTCCAGAAGGTATCGTGACTGTTGTCACTAACCCAGCTGTATAAGATCTAAGGTTGGGGGGCTTCGGCTCCCCTCCCTACTTTATTCCATTTTGTTATTGACAGATCTGAAATAACTTGTATAATTTCATTATCGGTACCCCGATGGTATATACCCTATAAGTATATCCACTAACATCTAAGGACATAGACATGGTTAATGTAAACCACAGTACACTCACAGACCCATATCTCCATGAACCTAAGGGTGTATCCACAGCTTCTGCTAATGAAGTATATGTAGCCAATGGTACAGGTGCAGGTGCTTGGAAGACAGTTCAAAAGTACGTTAATGGATACGTACCGTTTGATGCTGTAACACCTGCCTACCAACATTCAGTAACTACTAGCTTCACACCTCTAAACCCTACGTTCTCAATATCTGAAGTTGAAGGTTGGGTAGGTGAGGCATCCCCTAATGCTCGTCTCAAGTACACAGGTACAGAGACTATTGTATCCTTCACTAACTTTACCATCAGCTACAAGAATGACTCAGGAACTAGCCGTAACTTAGAAGTCGTCTTCTACAAGAATGGTTCTGTTATGAATGGTGGTCACATCATTG